GCTTTTAACTTCGTAAAGTCTTTCTTTACCATTTACATTTAAAATTAATTTTGATCCGATTATAATGTCTTTTGCAGTCATAATTTTTATTTTAGTGTTTAGCTTTATTGCTGGTACAAATATACAACTAAATAAATGTTATAAACAAACTTTTTATAACTTATTTTTAATCTTTTTTTAAAATAATTTCTAACTGCTTGTAAATCAAACTATCTTACTGCATATTTACCGTAGTTCGGTCTGGCTAATTTATCATATAAACCGTAACGGATTGCATCAATCGTGTGATTAAACATATCGACTGGCACGTTTAATATATTTCCGTTCTTGTCTTCTTGCCATTTATAGTTTCTAAATTCCTTTATCATATTAACTGAATCCTTTGTAACAAATAGCTGGTATCGTTTCATCATATCAATTCCGATGTTAACCGATCCTTGCCCTTTTGTAGCTGGTTTAATATTCCAACCCATACGATATAACTCCTCAATACTTTTTGGCTCTGCTGAATCTGCAAATACTTCTTTGCGTTCTATTTCATTAAACTTTAGCTTTTCGTCTATATCTCTATTTGTTAGTCCTGTTTGGTATAATAACTCTTTTAAATAAATGTTATCGCCTTGCTGATAGATAGCCACCAATGTAGTTGGATCATTCGTAAAGCCAAAGTCCATTCCATAACTTAAAAACTTTGCTTCTGGTGGTATTGCGTTACATTCGTTTATACGGAATATTAAGGCCTGTGATGAACCGATTTGACCTAAACCATATATTTTCCAATAGTTGTCATCAATGTTCTTTAATCGCTCTATTTCGGCTACTATTTCTTTTGATAGGAATAAGTTATCTTTATAGGTTGTGATGTAAAAGTCGGCATCGTCCCGGGGCTTTATCTTATCGTAAATGAAATGAAATTCATCACTTGGGTTGTAGTCCAGGATTGCCTTTTCAGTTGTTCTAAATATTAACTGCTGCCAATCTTCGAAGTATAGTTCATTCGCCTCGTTAATGTACAATACATCCCTTTTGCGACCTCTTACTTTCTGCGGTTGGTCTAAGCTTATAAACTCGAATAGATTGCCCTCAAGTCTATATTCTGAATTGCTTTTGTTGTGGTCTTGCTCTTCGTATATATCGTGCTCTTTTAGTATATCGAAAAAATCACGCATCGAACTTGCCCGAAGCGAGGGATATGTTTTTCTACAAATGGTAATCGTTTTACCAGTGTTTTTAAAAGCATAGCCAAAGATAAGCCATAAAAGAATATTGTAGGTTTTGCCTGAACGTGTTCCGCCTTGCTCTATTGTAATTCTCTTTGTTGAATTTTCTAAATGCTCAAATACACTATTGCTCTGTATTTTCATTTTTTGGCTTTAGTATTTCTACTTCAAACTTTCGCACCTGATGGCTGTTTTCACTTTCAACAAACTGCATTGATAGTTTTTTCCTGTCTTCGTCTTCACATAAAACTTTAAACGCTGATATTTGTAAAGTAGCATTGTCACTTCCTACCCACTTGTTTAGCATATAAGATACTGCCTTGCTTTTGTTCTTTGATATTGCTTCTTTAATACTCTCCGATTTATCCAATTCTAAATTATAAAACTGTGAGTGCTGTAAGTCAGTATAGTGTTGAAAAATATGATTTATTTTCATTACTTTATTCTTTACTATTATATCTGTTATTTCTTTTTCGTGTTGCTCTTTTGTCTTTCCCATTATATTACTATTCCGTTTCTTTTGATTATTAATGTCTCATCAAGTTTTTTCATTCTGTCTATTATTACTTGGCAGTACTTCGGGTCTAGTTCCATTCCATAGCATTTGCGTTTCAATTGATGTGATGCTACCATTGTTGAGCCTGAGCCGAGAAATAAATCTAAAACACTCATACCTGCTTTACTTGAATTATTTAATGCTTTTGTAATAATCTCAATTGGCTTTGGTGTAGTGTGTCCTTCTTCTTTTTTACTTTTGGCAATCCACACGCTTTCTTGTTTTCTATCTGAATACCATTTGTGTGTTCCATTATCAAACCAACCATACATACAAGGTTCGTGTTTAGATTGATAGTCTGTTTGACTTAAAACTATGCTTTCTTTTACCCATATAATCATTGATGAAAAGTGACAAAACTCCCTGTAAACTTTGCTAAAAATATCAGAACACTTATCTGAATGGAAACAATAAAATGAACCTCCGTTATTAGTACTTAACATCATATTGCCAAAAGCACCTCTTAATAAATTTTCTAAACCACCCCTGTCATCGTTATTTATACCCTCATAATCTACCCCATAAGGCGGATCAGTAAATACCATATCAGCTTTACTACCATTCATCAACTTTGCAACCGTATCACTACAAGTGCTATCCCCACAAAGCAATCGATGCTCTCCTATTTCAAATAAATCACCTAATACAATATCCGTTTCAATTCCATTCTCTGGCACTTCAAAGTCATCCTCTTCGGCTTCTAATACTTCATCATAACCTAAAGGTAAATCTAAACCCCAATCTTGTAACTCATCTGCATCCCATTCATTAGCTAATAAATCCCAATCCCATTCTCCGCCACTTACATTGTCTTTAATTAAAAACTCACGTTGTTGATCTTCTGTTAGGTCGGTTATGATTACAGGTATTTCTTTTAGTCCAGCTTCTTTACAAGCCTTATATCGCATATTACCACCAAGTATAATCATATCTTGGTTTACTACAATAGGGCGTATGTTTAGCATTTCTGGAAAGTCTTTGACTGATTGAACTAACTTTTTAAACTTATCATCCTTTATCAATCTGGGATTATTCGGGTTTACTTTTACCTCTGTTATTTTTACTACTTGCATATCTTTAATTTTGATTCATTTTACTTTCAAATATTAACCATTCAGTTTTGCCTTCAAAAAATAGTATTCTAGCTATTATACTTTGTTGTACATTGTCTAATGTTTGTGGACTGGTCTGTAATGGCTTTATTCGCTCTTTCTTTATTATTGTTTTTATTGTATCTACTTTTACACCGCATACCTTTGCTAGTTCAGATAGTTTTAGATGCTTACCCATTATAGTTTACGCAGTTGGTTATTTGCTGTATTTTAGCTTTGTCGTTTATTTCTTCGATTCTTTTTAATAAACTATACTTCGGGTCAACCGTTTGCATTATCGTGTCTCTAATCGATTCTAAATGCTTTTTTCTTTTTCTTACCTCTGCAAATAGTTTCACGTTGTGTAATACTGTTGTATGATTCATTTGCTTTCCGAAAAAGTTAAAATGGTCACGTACATCATATAACGTCATTTTTAAATCTTTGTGCAGGATGAAACAAGCCATCGACCTTATATCGACTAGATCCTGCGTTCTTTTGTTTTCGTAAATATCAACTCCGCAAAGTTGGTTTATTGATTCTCCGATGTATTTTGCTTTATTCATTTGTTTTTAAAATAATGTTAATGTTGAATTTTTCTCTGAAACAAATGATTTATGATTTGATTCATTAATTTTAAAATAGCTTTCTTTTAATTCTATTGAAATTGATTTTCTATTCATTTTTATTGCAGAACAACCCTCGCTACCTATTCCACCAAATGGACTCAAAACAGTTTCTCCCTCGTTTGAATACAAATGTAATATTCTTTCAATAGTATCTAATTGCAAAGGGCAAATGTGTTTTTCATCATTTCCATCTCTGCCACTTCTATATTGTAAAGTTCTTGAATAATCAATATCCATCCAAACAGGACTAGCATATTTTTGCCATAAATCTACTGGTAAATAATCTCCTTTGCTACTATCTATATCTTGATGAGTTATTGGTGTTTCATTGTCTCCCTCATTTCTAAAAAAAAGAACGTAATCAGGAATACCTACTCTTGACATTATACTGTCTTTTTTAATTGTTTTATGAAGTAATCCTAATGCTTTTGTTCTTTGCATTTCAGTTACTGGATTTTTCCATAATGTAACTTTTGAATGATAAATAAATCCTTCTTTTTGAAACCAATCAATTAACATTCCAGAAAAATCACGTAATCCGATATATCCTTCTTTACCTTTTTGTATTGGCAAATCCATACAATGAATGGCACACATACGACCGCTTTTAAGAGTTCTTTTTAATTCAGGAATAAGAAACTTAAAATGTTTTTCAAACTCTTTATAATTAGATACATTTCCCATATCCTCCTCTTTATCTGAATACACATATAACTCTGCAAATGGAGGGCTAAATACAACTATATCTGCACAGTTATCAGGTAATTTTGCAGTTTCTTGTACGCAATCTCCATTTATTAAATGGTATTGATCTGTTTTTATTTCTTTATTCATAATTTTTACTTTTGATTTTGCTTTTTTATAATTAGTTTCTGCACTATACTTTGACATTTCTTTAATACGTTCAAAATGTTGTTTTTCTTTTTCTAAAATTGTATTTCTTACATTTACTTGACTTTCTGGAATAAGTATATGTACTGTTACTTTTCTTTTTTGTCCAAATCTATAACAACGTCTTACTGCCTGATAAAAAGCCTCAAATTTAAAATCATAACTCATAAAAATCATTTCATTACATTGTTGGTAGTTCATACCAAATGACGCGATAGAAGTCTTTGTAATTAAAGTTTTAAATTCATTATTTGCAAAACCATTTAAATACTTTGCTTTATATTCTGGACTGTCTGAACCTTGAACATTTACACTATTTTCAATTAATTTTCCTAATGTATCTGTTTCTGCATTTTTTAAACCCCATATAATTTTTTGATTATTATTTAAATTTACAAGTTCTAAAGTTTTTTCTATCCTTGCATCAAAAGAACGGTTTAAATCTTTATGTAAATCAGTTGCAGAAACTGCAACATCTCCAAATAAATTTTCGCTTAAATTATCAACTTTTATAATATGCTCTATATATTCAATTTCTGGCAAATTATATCCTTCACTGCAAAATCCTAAACTTGAAGGATTATCAATTGCCATTGACCATCCAGATACATATTTCCAAAAGTTATCCTGTGCGTGCTTTCTAAGTCTCCATTTAGAAGTTTCACCTCCATCGTGAACAAAAAACATCGCTAACATTTCTAAATAAGACATACCTCCTAAAAATTCAGAATGCTGTCCTAATTCCATATGATCGTTTGGAGATGGTGTAGCAGTGCAACAAAGTTTATAAGGTGTAGTTTTAAACGTTTCAATTATTAAACTTGATAATTTACCATCTCTGCCTTTTAAAATACTCGATTCATCCAAAACTACTCCTGAATAAATACTGCAATCTGTATTTTTTAATTGGTCATAATTAGTAATATCAAAATAATTTAAATCAATTCCAAACTTTAAAGCTTCGTTTTTAGTTTGTTCTACAATTGCTAAAGGTGCAAGTATTAATACTTTTTTATTTGTCTTTAAATAAACTTGCTTTGACCATTCTAATTGAGAAAATGTTTTTCCTAAACCGCAATCAAAAAAGAATGCAAACTTCCCTTTAAATAAAGCAGTTTTAATACCATATTTTTGAAAGTCTTTTAATAATGGATTTAATTCTTTTTCATTTATTTCAAATCCAGATTCAATAAATGTTTTTCTTTTTGTTTCTAAAAATTCTTGATAATTCATAATATTTGTTTTAGTGATTTAATTTTACTCTGTTTTTAGTTTTAATAATAATTTGCATTCTATAAACTTCTCACGTGCCTTGTGTTTGTATATCTTTTTAAATAGTTGAAATACTACTCTGATGTAACTTTGTTCGCTTAAACAGTCTTTAAATGCTTTCTGAACCCATTTAACTCCATAACCTTTGCAAAAGTTTACATTGTCCGAAGTATCGCCTATTATCATTTGTTCGTAAAAGTTGTATAGTGATTGCTCTTTCGATATATCATAATAGCATTGATGGCTCAAATGGTAATTGTAAATGATACAAGGTAACTGCTTATAATCTTTGTCGATTGAAACGATTATAACTTCGTCTCTTCCGAATGTATCGGTTAGGTTCTTCCAATATGTGGCAACTACGTCATCTGTTTCAACTCCGTATCCTGCTATTGAATTGTATGTTTCTTTTACGTGCTCCTGCAGTTCGTTTAAAATAGGTGGTATTTCTCTTCCTATCCTGTTTGCTTTGTAGCTTTTTGATATTTCTTTTCTAAAGTTACCACGTGCTCCAGCGAATGTTAATACTCGATCAACTTCGTGTATTTCTTCAATCGTGTTTACTATCGACATAAACACCTCATCAAACTTTAACCTTGCATTTTCAATAGTGTGATATTGTTCGTCGTCTGCGTGCTCTTTTTGCCTGTAGCAGCTTGACCATATTAGGCTGTCTGCATCTACTAAAACTATCACGGTATTAATCGGTTAATTTGTTCTTTTTCTTCATCTGAATAAAACTCAACAAATTCGTAGTACTCATCGTAAAATACTGAATACTTTAATTTTGGATGTACCATTTGCCATTTCTGTTTCATTGCATTGGCTTCTTGCTCGTCTAGTAAAATTGTATGCGGGTAGCCTTCTTCTAGTAGTACCCATCTTTTATCTTGTATCATAATTTGTTTTTTAATGTTTTAGTCTTCGTCTTCGTTATTCCAATCTGCGTGTTCTCCACAAGCTCCACATATTCCTGTATCTTCTATCCATTCGGATGCTCCACAACAATCACTTTCCATCTTTATAAGTTTTAATATTAATTTTAGCTGTTTTCTTTTCGCTCTTAACGGGCTGTATATTGATTGATATATCAATGTGGGTTAATTCTTTGTCTCTTTGAAATACGGCTTTCATTTGCTCGTATATCTGTGTCCAGTCATCATAACTCATTTGATTATCATTTTAATTGATTCAATGTACTTGTAGTAAAGAGTTTTGCTTCTAAACCTTTCAAGTGCTTCAGCAAGTGTATAGGCTTGAATGATTGTTTCAATGTCTGTGGCTTCATCGTTTCGCTCTGCCCAATAGGTAACTAAAAATTCTTTCATTTGTTTTTGTTTTAGTGATTAATATTCTACAAAGATATAAATTAAATACTTATAAACAAATTTTTTATAAAGTATTTTTATTTATTATTACAGCTTGGCTTTCGGTTAGCATATAAACAGATTTGTTTACTTTGCTTTTGTTGCCTTGTGAGTAGGTTGTTGCTCCTGCTTGTACGTTGTTTTCTTCTGGTAGTTTTAGTTGGTCCAGAAAATAAAGATAATTTCCTTTGCTATCGAATACGTAATAGAACTTTAAACAGTCTTTGTGGCTCATTAGATGCTCGTATTTAAACCTTTCTAGTAGTTTGGTTGGATAGTATTCATTTCTTATTTTAATCTCTAAAATGCAGTTATATCCTTTCGGTGTTTTACCTTTTGCGTCGTAGTGTTCGTAATCACCGCCTGTCCATTCTAATTGCCAGCCATCAAGGTTAAGTAAATGAATTATGCCCTGCTCCCATTTGTGGGTCTGCTCAGTTGTCATAAACTACATTTAGACTATTTATCATTTCTTGAATACGTGTTGGGTTGCACTTGCAGGGATAGTCTAGTTTTAAATTAAAAGTACGTGAGTATATTTCGCTGATCATTCTGTACTCATCATTTTCAATGTAGTGTCTTTTTACTTCTCTGAACTTTGCCCACCAAGTTTTATCGTTCTTGTTCA